AACGCTTTTCCGATATAAATCTCTAGATTCGCGCCTTTCGATTTTTTCCACCCAGGCAATGTAGCGATTGCTTCACACGTGACTAAGTGCGCAATATCTCGCTCCAAGCACCCCACCCAAGACCGTTTTGGCTCTTTCCAGTCAAGTTCGGTAGGATTGACGACACGAAAGCCATGCCGCCTGAGTAACCTAGCCGCCTTAAAAAATGCGGGCTTATTAAGGTCTTTGATACCGGTCATGCCGCCCGACAAATATAATTTTTTCACGCGGGCTCCAATTTGAAAGCCATTCGACTTCTTAAACATATTCTTTTTCCTCGTCGTCGTATTCGGTCCAATCATAACATTCTGAATGAACAATCTCGACACATTTCGTTGGATGCTCAATCGCATAGTTTACATCGCTATCAATGAGTTTGAACTTTGCCACCATGACAGCTACTACATCATCGCCATCTTTAAATGGGTAGTCGCAAATAGGGCATTCTTTAATCATGGAATAATCTCCGCAGTGATGGGCCAAATGCAAATAGCTAAGCCACGCCTACTTATAGACCAGTGACAAGGAAAGCACATATAGCTAATTCTCCATGTAAAACTTAGCCTAATCATGGCGCGAAGTTTTTCCAACAGGAAGCGCATCGAATGTAATACCATCCCCGCCCACGAATCTTCCCTGGCTTTCCGCATGTCTCGCATGTCTTTGAGCTTTGTTCTACCGCTTTATTAATAATCGCATACATCTCGTCTGTGCCGCCGGACAGATAGAAGCGAAGAGTACCGTACTTCTCCTTAACCTGACTGGCGCGATAGTACCCAAATTCCCAAGCTTTAGGGTCTTTGGCGATTGCGGCCGCGATCAATGGCTCTAGTTTCTTGGCGGCTTCTTCGAGAAGTGAATACCATCCATCGCCGACATCGAATCCCCAACACATAGCGGTGGTTTGCATCGAGGCGTGACGATCTACAAATAGATGTGGCGCGAGCTGGCAAAGTTTTTCGTCTAGTTCTCGTCTCATATTTCACTCCTTATTCATCATTCGCGTAAAATCGATCCAGCATATTTGACACACACCCTGCTTGTTTCGCTTTCCGCACCAAAAGCAATAGAAGATGCGGCCCATTAAATAATGATGCCAAGTCGCTTTTGAATTATGTCTATATATTTCTGTTCTTTTTCCATCAGGATATACTTGCGATTGGTATTTACGCATGCTATCCCAGTTGTTCCACTTCCCGCGCAGTTATCGAGCACGGTATCACCCTCATTTGTGTAGGTCTTTATGAGGTATTCAAATAGCGCAACTGGTTTTTGAGTAGGGTGCAGTCCTCGTTCTCTGTTGAATGATTGAACACTACTAGGGACGCGCATTTCTCCGTCGGTTACAGTAAAGCCTTTATTTTCAAATCCACCCATTACATCTCGCTTTCCTGTATTAGACATATTAACGTAACCTGCTTTTATAGGCCGTACTCTAGGTTGTTTTATGGGAAAATACTTGAATTTTTTGTAGGCAAAAATTAAAATACTTTCGTGTTCTTTCATAGGCTGATACTTTGTTAAGGCGAAATTACTTCCGGCATTCTTTTTCCATATCCATTCGTATTTGAAATTCTTTATATTACTGTTCACCAATCGACTGGTAAATGGTTGAGAAGCAGTTAAAGCTATCGCACCCTTGCAAATCCGTTGATAGGCGGACCACAACTCTTCAAGCGGAATAATCGAATCCCACTTGCATGCAGTTGTTCCATATGGTAAGTCACATAGGATCATATCGATAGAATTGGCTGGAAGTAATTTCATGTCCTCTAGGCAATCTCCAAAATAAATATCCCCGCTAGTCATTTAATCCCCTAACTACGATTCCATTAGGCACGTCGAGGACTGACGCATAGAACGCCTTGGCTTTCTGGGCGAGCGTGCTTTTTACGTGCCACACAATGGACGTGTTGTCTTGCACCTTCCGCACGATCATCGAGAACTCCGCCGCCGCGCCAATAGCCACACTACCTGCCATAGTGCCGAGGTTGGGCTCGCCCTGCGGTTCTCCGTTCGGATAGGCATACTTTGTCTCGTGATGAATAAACAGAAACGTGCAACCAATCTCGTTGCGAAGTTCCTTTATGCGCTCAAGTACCTTTTGTATCTCCGTCCTGTCATTCTCCGGCAGCGTATGAAATGTGGCAAAGCTATCGACTATCACCAAGTCGGGTCGCATAGACAAAAGCTCTGTCCGAAAGGCTTGGTAGGATTGGTCCAAATTCAGACGTATCGTCGTACCAGATTTGAGAAATAGATTGTCCTTTAAGCTGGCGTGTGCTATGTCTTTTGCGGCAAGTACAGAGTTGAATCGTCTTTGCGTTTCGCCTTTCCAGCGTTCTTGATCTACGAACAAAACTTTGCAGCCGGTCACCGGAAACAATCCTATCCATAGGCCGCCACCCCGCGCACACTCCACAGCGAAGTCGATACATAACCAAGTTTTTAGTGTTTCTGGCAAGCCAGCCACGAAGCCTATAGATTTTTTTGCCACGAACGGTTTGCATAGCCAGTCCACCTCTTTTATGTCCTCTAGGAATGCGTCGATACTCTCCGATCTTTCCAACCCTTGTGGCGCCCCCGCCGGATAGCGTCTCCATATCTCCGCGATTTTGTCGCGCAAGCCCTCGAACGGCCTTCCATCTACGAGGGCATAGGGCTGCAGCAACTTAAACGTGTCGTCCTCGTTAAAGTTGTGAATGCGAAATTTTCCAAGTACACTGATGAGCGTATTGTGGACATGGCCTTTCTTCATTTCCTCAAGCGCGGCGGCAATCCACCCGTCAGACTTACGAATAGTACTGTTTGCGTGTTCTTGTTGTCCAGACTGAAAGAGCAAGTTCGGAACCTGTTGTAATCCCTTGCGATTGAGGAATTGACTTTCCCATACATATCGCTTTCCGTTTGGGTGCAGACTCGGTGGCACTACGACGTAGCCACCTGTTCCTCTCGTATCGATACCAGGAGCAAGTTTTTTCACAGAGTTCTTCAATTTCCCTTCCGTATCGCTGTAGAAAAGCTGTTTGCCATGTCCTGTTAGGGCACAGACAGGCGAGGATAGCCCTAGCCGATTGCCCGACGCTATCCCCTCTTGTCCATCCAAATCGACGACAGCTAAACCACTTTTTAACCCCGTTGCCAAGCCTATATTTGCGTTTGGGCATTTCGTCCACCATCCTTTTATAATTTCTGCGTCAGTCGTCGCATCAAGGCAACCATTCGGGACAAGCGAGCCTAAAGGCTGTTTGTCTCCTGGACGGCAAGGAAAGACGGCGAATCCATCGGCGGCGTACTTGAGTGCGTGAAGCATCATCATTTCCTCATTTCTCGCAATCCTTTTTCAGTCCAACCGCTTCTGTCTTTCCAAAAACCCTCTCTCCGCATTCTATCCCAATATTCTAAACAGCAGAGGTTATTGTTGGCGGGATCACAAGGTTCATCGCACGGAATATTGTCTTCGTCGTCCAATATCACTATTTCCCCAAATCCTTCCATGCCTCGCGCTCGCGGCAATACTTGCATCGGCATTTACGAATCCGCCTTACCTTGTTAACCATATTAAAATCCTTTCCACAATTTCGTCGAACAAATTAATCACTTTCCCGCCGCCTTGCGCCAGGCTTCGATACTCTCTGAGAAGAACGGATCGTCACCCACATCAGCACAGACACGCTCCGCCGCTTCCAGACGGGCGATGAGAGACAACATCTCATCCGCAGGAACTTCAACCCTAGTTACAATCTCCCCTTTAATGGGTGTGCTGGCTATATTTTTCAGCCACTTCAGATCATTGTTAGTGAATGTCACTTGTCAGGGCTCCCACAAGCATAGCTACGAACGTAATCACTTTCCCGCCGCCTTGCGCCAGGCTTCATCAGCTTCGACACAGCCCTCATTTATAAATCCCTGCCCATCGCAAAATGCTTTATAGCAACCTCGACTGTATTCCGCCGCTTCCAAGCGGGCAAAGAGAGCCCCGAGGATGGTAGGATCAAGCGATGTGTTATAATTGCGCTCTCCGTTAAGATCATTTTCTTTTCGCAACTGCTTAATATAATTGTCGGATAATGGCATCATTTCAGCCCACACAATTTCACTAGCTGCTCTTGTGCTGCCGCTTTCAATTTGTTCCATTGTGACAACGATTCGAGTTTGCGATTGATCTGGCGAGCGATTTTTCGACTCTCGCGAATACAACTTTTAAGTTGTTTAACAGCCTGATGTTTCGTCGTCGGCGATTTCTTCATTGGTTTCCTCTCTTTCAAATTGTTTCTTCAGTAATGTGTCCTTGTACCAAATAGGCAACCCGCGAACTAGTCCTCGCTGCACATGCGGCCACGCATAATCGAAAAGCTCTTGCTGTATCTCTAGTACACTATCAAGCAGGGTGTCACTTACCACCTCTTTCATGATGACTGGTATATCTTGCGGCGCATCTGTGATAAGCCCTTTCTCGCGTAAGTGAATGACCGCTTTCTGCCAACGCGCTGGTGTAGCATACTTGTCAATGAGCCGCTCGATAATATCCTTCGAGCCTGGGTTTCCTTGTTTCCATTCATGCGCATGAATTTCTTTGAACGCCTCGCTAACAAACTTGCCCATTAGCACTTTCTTGTCCTTACCGAAGAGATTGTAGCCGATAGGTTTAATAACAACACCTTCAATCTTCTGTCCGCCAAGGATGCTATAAATCTGTAGGAAGTCGCGGAATGCTTCTATAGTCTCGACGGGTCCGCTCCATAACAGCGGCACTACCTCTAATCCCAGACGATTAGCTTCCGCCCATTTCGCCTGATATTCAAGGAATTCGCATTCACCAATCTCTACATCGAAGATAATGAGGTGATTCTTTGGCACGCGGCTGTAGATAAGAACGTTGTGTTTGGGCGAACGAAGATACTCAGCGCGATAGGTCCAGCCTGGATGCAGTAGCGGCTTTAGCCGCTTCACCGTCTCGATAGCCAAGGAGAACATCTTCTCTGGAGCATCCACTATCATCTCGCATCCCTTAGAACGCACTTTCAGCTCTCCTTCTTCGGTAAGGCCGAATGAGAATTGTGAGCCATCTAGTTTCTCTTCGACATATACCGGCCCTTTCAGAAGATCCTTAAGCGCGGCATGGCCGAGATTAAAGATTCGGGAGTAAGAGTGCCAACTGTTCATATGTCCATCTCCATAGATAGGATGCACTCGGCGACAGCGTCTTTGTAATTCTTAGAGAACTTGAAAACTTGGTCACACTCTTTATAGCCAATCAATCGACCCTCTTCTCGCGCCTCTTCGACCTGGGCGGCGATATACGCGAAATATTCGTGAATTAACTCTCCTAATTTAGGTTTTAATATCTGAACTATTTTCTCCGCTCTTTCGGTGGGGGTCATAGTTTAGGTTCCTTGACTAATATGCGTTCGCTAGACTTATCATACATATCATCAAACATTTTACGTAATTTTAAGAACTTGTTAAACACTCTTTTACTGCGCTTGAACACTTTTATTGTCAATATGTATCGCGGCTTATCCTTGGAAACATGAACGATCATATCCTGTTTAATATCTATTCCGGTCTGTTCTTTGTAGGCTTGTGCATAGGCCGATAATTGTAATTGCATATCAGAATATATTCGGGAGCTCGTTTTCCAGTCAACAAGTGTCGATAGCTTCTTAATCGTCCCCACAGCATCTAGTGTACCGGAATATTTATGAATCTTGCTTATTACTTTCATTTCCGTATGATCTATGACTCCGTTCACGCTTTCAGCCCACGCAATCCATGACTGCATCATACCATTTACGCGTGTATAACAGGATGGATATTTTTCTATATGTATGATGTAGCCGCGAGTCTCTAGATATTGCTCTATGCAGTCATGAAACGCCGTTCCTACAGCGGCGGCGATTTTCGTTTTGCGCTCAGCGAGAATTCCCCACTTTTCTCGCCAAGCATCCAACCATGGCTTAGGTTCAGCACCGAGGATCGTTGAAACTGACGGATACCAAACACCGTCGATGAACGTTTCCGAGTGTGGCACTAACTATACCACCTTTCCCAAAAGAAAGCATAAGGGCGGCAGAGAAATTGCAATAAGAATAGGATAACATTTTTATAATTAATATCTCGGAATGTTTGGGCTTTAGCTTCACAAAAACATTCACTATATTCTCCGCAACAATTCTCATCATACCATTCGCCACCACAGAGTAAACAACACCCTGCAATACCGCGTGTGCCCGCTTCAGGAACACATCCACTAGTGAAATGTATTTCGCCTCGTCTCATAAATATCCTAGAAACATTGCATGAATTTGCTCATCAATCTCTAGATAGTCGTCTTCTTCATTAGTCGAATATTCTACACTCGCCGATGATCCGTGCGGGTCTAGATTTATGGCTGGGGCATAGAATTCCCAAGTAATCATTGGGCCCTATGCACGTATTCGTAACCAGCATCGGCGGCTTGCTCAACAAGTTTAAGATAATCTTGTAAAGTATTTCCAGTATTGAGTTGTAGTAGTCCTACACTGTGCATACATGCCTGCCATACTCCGGCGCGACTAATGCGATCATCTTTGTCAGCCCAGTCTTTTTTTGACATTGTTTCGCTGCTTGCGGCTTTGGCAATCGCTTTCTTCACGTTCGCTACTTGTACTGTCTGCGCGGGTGTGAGTGCATCTTGCTTCGGTGCTTCTACTGCGGGTGCAGCGATTTTCGATTTCATCAATGGCATATTAGCTCACCTCAACGTTGAAGCAATGCGCCGGATTGCCGCGCCCTACTTTTTTTGTACCAGAATACGTGATCGTCACAGTTTCGCCCTCATTTACATGCGCTAGTTGCCGTGCGAGCCTCGTAGGGGCGAACGCATCCACTGTGTCACCTTCGGCGGGCCGTACTTCCACTTTGTTCGCTAGAAACTTGCATGAAGCATCGAGTACTTTAAACGAATAAACGGGCTTCGGCCCGAATTGCGTTTTTACATCGCGTTTGCCAACCAAAACGCCTTTTAACATTGCACCTTTCTCTTTTAATACTGCGGTGGCATTGAATTCACCGCCGCCATCTGCGTCTGGAATATTTCGTCCCATGTTATTCAGTCTCCTTTTTATAATAGTGAAACAAGTCTTTAAGGTCGGTATACCATTCATCGCCCTCTATCGTTTGAACTAGTGGACACGACCAACCACTATCATAACCCTCATTGCCTCTATTAAAATCAATCACTTTTACTATAGTTCCGGTTAGTAACGGTGCTCCAAACGGATGGGCTTTAATCACTTTCAATCTATCGCCCACGCACAATGTAATAGTTTTCATTCTATAACCTCCCATGAATCTCTCTTAAAATACTCGAACATCAAGTATTCCGCCGATATATTTGTTTGATTGATAGACTAATCCTACTTGTAAGTTGCCTTTGATATTATATGTTACTTTGGCGAATATAACAGGAGTATAGTTTCCGATTTGATCCGCGATACCTATACCAAGATCAAGCCGCTTGAAGTACCACAAGTCTGGGCCCGCACCGACGCGTAGATGGTCAGAGCCAATAATACCGATAAACATATGATGTTCAAATCCCAGTTGTTTACTAGTCACTATGACTTGTCCATCTTTACGAATATCGATTGTCGAAAGACGATCTGGCAGGGTTTCAACAATACGCTTACCTGGGCGTAGGATGACGAGCTGGTGTGTACTCGGGTCTACTGTGATTTGTTCAGCATCATTTGGCGGCAACACACTAGGCACGTTTGGCTTGGCGCGTCCGCATCGGCCATACAAGAACACGCTACCTAAGACAACAACCACGAGGCCAACTTTATAACGTAAATTCACTGTATCCCCCTAATCCACACGAAGAGCAACCAAGCTACAAAGGATATCACATAGCAGTATGGCGTCGGTGCCACCCATGCGGCGGAAGTCAGAGCACCCACAATCATAGCTACGAAAGTAATCACTTTCTCGCCTCGCGCCAGGCTTCCTTGCATTCGTTATATTTTTTCTCGTCCTCCGCATCTACAGGCTCAAACCATTCTGCATATCCTGCATAACGTTCCGCCGCTTCCAGACGGGCGAGGAGAGCTAGCCCTTGCTCTTGAACTAAATCAATCACAATGTGCTTCTCCAAATCTTCTTTCAACCGTCTCAAATCATCGTCAGTGAAGGTCATGATTTTGGTTTCCCGATATTTGAAGCGGCGAATGCAGTCACGCACGAGGCGTATGCCGCCGCTTCACTAGGCGTGATGGGTACGAACTTAAACGCTGCCATAGCGATACGTGCCATGATAAGCGCGGTGAACATTCCTAACCAAGTATCACCAGCTAGATCTATCAACGCTTGAAATTTGTCGATAAGTGCTTTCATACGCGCCCACCTTTTATCGCTGCCTCACAATAGGCACTTATAAACTTAATGGCGCGGGTTCTATACTGCTGTACTCTACCTTTTCCTATCCCGAGTATCTCTGCTGCTTCACTGAATGATTTTCCTTCGCGCATGGTGAGAATGTAGCACTCGCGCTGCCGACCTTGTAGGTGTTGCACCGCTTCGCCCATAAGGTATTGCGGAGTAGACGGGTGATCGTTAGCATATAAAGCTTCATCTTCGCGCAAACTGTCGGGATTAGCGCGGAGGTCTTCTGTAACTATATCAAATCTATCCCCTAGTTTTCCTTTGGCGCGTAATGTAGGGTGATTTTCGCGCCATTTATCATATGCTCCCGCACTACCCGCCACCTCGGCAAGCTTCTGTGTTTCAACGCGCTTTTTATTTTTCATATATTTCTCCCATCTTACAGGGTTAACCCCACTATCGTACCTCACCTCATCATTACTCACCATGTTCATAGGCCCTTCGTGCGAGCCGAGCAGCCTTGCGCCGCGCTTTCGCCATTTTCTTGTTTGCCACGAACACGCTACGCCGCGCTTGTTTGCGAGCGAGACGCGATTTGGTAGTTAGTTTTGTTCCGTATGATTTATACAGCATAGTTCCTCCGTTTATTTCTCGCTTGTTGGTCTGTAGTGGCCCATCGACAATTATTCATTTCATAGCCATAGTTGTTATTAATGCGGTCCAAAGTTTTACCAACAGGACGAATGCCCATATCACGCAGAAAGTTTTGAAAACTACCCCACTCGGGATGAATTTCAATTCCGCGTCCGCCATAACTTTTCCAATCCTTCTGTTTCCGGTTTGTGCATCGTGTCCACATCGCCAACCAAGATTGATAAGTTGCCGATTTTGTATGGCCATGCAATCTATAGCAGCCACAAGTCTTTGTATTTCCCCATACTATGGCATTAAGATATACCCTAAATGGCGTCCCGCATGCGAAACATTCAATATCTATTTTTTGATGGATTCCGTCCATTTTATCTCCTCTTGGCGATTTCCGTTTTGGGCGATGGGCTTATCACCCATACGCGCAAATGTCGGACGCCTATAGCCTTTTCTTGCCAATGTTCGAAAACCAACAAATCAACACTATGTACATAACGCGCATTAAGACAGTCATTGACAACACGTAGCCCATATTTCTCCACGTAAATAATATCTCCATACTTTATAACCCCCGATCTAAGATAGTCTTGGCTTACTGCACAGCCATACATTGTAATACCATCTCCGTTTGCAGTAGTACAGTGCCAACGGTCTTTGCATTCAGGCCGCGTTTCTTGGGGGCGCGGGCAATAGCTCGTGACTTGCAGGACGCCAAGTAGTATCGCTTTGAATATCATTTTGTCCTTTCCCCCTTTCTATTTTGCACAGTGCGCAGATCGCCTCACCGCTTTCGCGGTCCCAATGATCCCAAATTTCGTCCCATTGATCGCTCAAACATGAAACACAAAACCACGTTACCTCATTCTCTTGACTCATATATTCCCCTATTCATCGCCGTCGATTTCCGTCTCATCCGGCACGTCTACATCACCATAGTTATCTTCGTATTTCTTTTCGTAGGTATACCAATAATCCGACCGTGCCGCGTCTAACAGAGCTTTGTCTATGCATGGTCCGATATCCGCCATAAATTCCTCCTCACTAAACATAGACTCTAATCGCGCAAGGATAGCCCCATCATCCTTGAATCGGACGTCCGCTAGAGCATCATCTGGTAAGGCGGCTCTTGATCGTCTAGAACCTATTGCCACCTCCACCACGTTTCGCGCTAGCGTCGAGAATGGCGTTCTATCCATCGCCCAGCCACCTTTGAGTTTTTCCATCTCAGCCGCCACTTCCAACATCGTGGTACCGCGCAAGCTTCACCTCTCCGCAATCCATACACCGCTCCCATTCTTCGCCTTGTTGCACTCCGAAATACTCCCATCTATGTGTGCCTGGTTCACAGCCCATTTAATCCCCCTTAGTTTGCGTGAATGTAGAATCTAAATCCCACCTCTACGCCATATCCGTGCACTTGCCCTACTTGCGACGGGAGTAAACCCGTAGCGTCATACGCATAATCGCCCGTGTACCAATTGCCGCCCACAAGAAAAGTTGAGGAGTCGGTGAGCGGAATACGTATCTGGCCACGTACTCCTCTATCATTATACTGTGAGAATTGATTAGAGCCGTAGTCCCCTAGCATCGGCACGCTGCCTACCCCGTCTTGCTCGTTATGCGTCACGAGCAAGTCAAGCGATACGTATCTATCCGGATTTTCTTTTACGCCATTATGTATTATGCTGTTTAGCGTATCAGCCGAAACAATCTGAATAACACTACATGCTATAATTGTACCTACAAGTACGCGCACTATGTATTTTACTGTAGTAGTCATTGATTCCCCTTTCGTTAGTGTAGTCCTTATGCCTACGCTCGCAAGGGCACCTCAAGCGTAGGCGAAGCACTATTGCATCAACTGCTTAACAAGCCCGCGAAGCTGCCGGAGTTCGAGCGCTTGCGCGTCTATAAGCTTTTCCTCGTAGGACCGGCCAAGTTTAAAGAGCACCCGTGCCCCGATAGTAGTGTTGCGCCCATCGCCGAGTACATCTTGACCCTTTGCTGATCCGAACGTGTAATCATCAAATGCCTGCACTTGAAAATACTTATGATCGTACAGCCGTACTGCTACACCGCCTACTATGTCTGTACCATGCCACGACGGGGTAGCGTCTTGTCCATTCTTTCCATCTTTGCCATTTGTTCCGTTAACACCAGCTGCACCGTTCTTGCCCGCCACCCCCGCGCTACCTTGCGCTCCAACGACTCCTGCTTGCCCTATTGCTCCATTGCTACCGTTCGTCCCGTTAGCTCCCTTAGCCCCAGGGATTCCTTGCGGACCGGTAGGACCGGCTACGCCTTGAATTCCCTGTATGCCTTGCGGTCCTTGTGGCCCTTGATCCTCATCTCCTTCTGCTAGACCCAACGCAGGTATAGCAAACAATATGATACTAATCGCTATTACTTTATTCATTTTGTTTTTCCTCCCCCCATTTTGGGATAGTATCCGCCAGCCTTACCAAGTTTTACCATATCCATTTCTTTCCCTTCCAATTTTTTATCCGGGAAATGAGCTTCCCCATTTGCGTCTTTACAGAAATCCCACGCCTTCCAATTCGTCTCTCGTACTTTCATAGACATATTACACTCCTTTCTCTATTACGAATTCCATTGACGTTAGAGACTTGTCGATATCGTCTAGTTCACACTCATGCTTATACTGTCTGAGCTTTTCGATGGTGATGAGCTGCTTAATGGCATAAATATCATTCTGTGTCTGTTTGATGTTCATGAGACAAATGCTCCTTCTTTCTGCTTAGCTTCCCAGGCTTGTACAATGCGCTCTTTTTCCGCTCTAGGCATGTAGCCGCGCCATTCATGTTTTGTCAGGTCTGTACGCCCGCTAGAATACGTCCTAGCGAACGCTACGGTGCTTTCTAGGGGCTTATCTTCTACAAATGGGCTCTGGCTTACGCTCTGTGTTTTCCAGTGGCTAAATGCCAGGTGTTCATTGTACAGTACCCAATTATTAAATTTTTCTTCGCAATGCGGACACGTGTTTATCATATTCATTCCTCCTTAATCGCAAATGACGTTACTATTGCCGTCTACTGTACAATGCAAATAGTGCATAAAGACGAGATATTCTGATTGATCTACAATCGCGTCTAGTGACTCGCTGCCGTATGTCCAAACAGAGACGAGCAAGACAAACAGTTTTAAGTAGCGCATGTTATTTACCCTCCACTTTTCCACTACCGAGACAAGTAGAGCAATAATCCATCCATGCTCCGCTTGAATCAGCGGCAAACATTCTCCCAGTCCCATTACATATCGGACATTCAGATTGTGTAGCTTGTATTGCCCAATGCTTACCAGTTCCGTTACACCATTTGCAGAATTTCATATTATTTCGAACCTTGCGTAGGAACGTTAATGACTCCCTCCGCTTTAGCAAGTAGGTCTGAAATGCGCTTGCTTATCTTTATTTCTTNGTCGTCTGATTCGTCGAACCGCAGAATAAACTCTCTGCAATCTTCGAGCATGGCCTTTAGTTCCTCATGACAATTCAGGACGCGGATAAGTCTCGCTTTCAATTCAGCAGCTTGCGCTTGATTGGCAACAGTAAAACAAACGAACGTATGGCCGGTAGGAAGCACCATTATTTCCGGCGTCGGCGTGTGCTTATCCTTTTTCATATTAGCCCCTTTGCTCGCAACATATCGAGCGAGAACGTTGGTACTCCTGAGTTCGGTCCATATGTGTAGCCGTCTACCGGCGTCAGCACATTCCATAGCGCAAAGCCCATCATCTGCTTTGATCGCTTGAGGTATTGCAGCTTAATACGCTTGCGTCCACATCTTCCGACAACGCGTATCTCGGCACGCTCTTTGCTTGTTGTCAAAGCTCGCAGTCCGGCGTTATCGGTATTCATTGCATTCCCCCAATCGGTTTCGCGTCCAAGAGTATTTAAACTTGTCCCCTTCTAGCCACGCTGCGCCATATGTAAGAGTTCCTTGTGTGTTGTCTTGTTCTTGCATATGCTGGAGAAACCGATAGAATCGCTCAAGTTCTTTCCGTGGTATTTTATTCATGGTATTTCACTCCCGCGATGAGGCTATCGAAATACTCTTGCGGCTTCTCGCTCGCCACCTTGCCGTAGACGCCTAGCCATTGGTTGATATGCCGCGTGGTGGTATTGCTCCATCTCTTGGCCGTGCGATAGAACACGAACCCCAGGCCCTCATCAACCATCACCGCGACGGGCGTACGGTACGAGAAAAGAATGCTCATTCCATCGGTGTCTAGCACGTTCATGTTGTTTCGTATCGGTGTTAGGTTCATTTTGGTATCTCCTTTTCATTTAATTTATTGAATGCGTCGTTAGCGAGTAATGCGCATTCATGATTGTATTCTATTTGGGCCTTAGCGGTACAAGCCTTGCATACATGCCAAATAGTCTCGCCGATCTTCCCGCAGTGACTACATTCATCATTCATATTCCATGGATTTATCATAATTTAGTATACCCCCAAAATGCCAGCTTATCAAGGCCTATTTTTTCTTCCGCGTAAAACATCCAATATATCGCTCATCAAACAGCATAAACACGAACGCTATCAATGCAATAACGTAGCATTCCATTATATTGTCCCCCATTCAAACACTGTATACCAATCACCTATCTTTGAATAGAATCCCGTCTCTAATAGATTGTCCATCATGTATGCTTCTGCTTCCATTTCGTCTAAGAAATATGCTCGTGGGAAATAGTCTAATCCTTCGTTAAAGTTCTTCATGTTATTTCCCCCCTCTGCTTAATTCTCGCGCTTCTCGTTTCGCATTTGCTAGTGTTTCATGGTGAAAGAAGTGCTGGCAGACTATACGCTTGCCGCCGTCTATAGCTTCTCTGACAGTGTACCGTTTCTCGCCGCTAGGGTTAATCTCCGACGTGACGAAATACTTTCCGCCGTAGATTGTAGAAAATACCCGCGACTGAAAGAAACGCATTGTCGCTCGTTCAAAGAAATGCTGACCGGCCAGTAGATTATTCGCCTTGATCGTGGCTATAGTCATGTTATTTATCTCCTTGAGGAGAGACATCCCCCACAATAAGACTGTCGAAGTACTCTTGCGAGTGCTCGATACGGTCTTCTTTCGGCATCCAATTATTGATATGCCGTGAAGTAGTGACACTATAGAATCGGTCCGTAACATGGTATTCCATCCCTTTGGGAGTAAGAATACGTGCTGCTACGGGCGTACGATAGCTAAATAATACTCGTGTGCCATTACCTAAGTCTAGCTCTGTCATGTTCACTTTGATCGGATTAAGGTTCATTAGATTGATTCCTCCCAGAATGTATCGTCTTTTTCTTCTGCTAGCCGTTCTTGTCGGGCTTGCGGACAGCCTATTTCATGACAGCCTACGCCGTTGATATACAGATAATCACATTGGTTACATTTCGTAAGGTTCATGTTAGACCACCTCGATTGTATAAAGATTTCCAAACATCGTAAGATAATCCGTATTTCCAAAACCCGTGGTAAATGCACCTTTGTAGTCTTTAATGTATTCGGGATGCAATTGGCAACGTCCGGTTGAACCACGTTTAACAGTTAGCCCTTGTGCTTTTAATTCTTTTGCTCTTGCGTCTCTATTCTCTTTCTTCTGATAGATTTCTTTAAGGTTCATTGTATTATCTCCTTTTATTGATGTTCTGTATGTTCGCATAACTGTAACATCGTTGTATAAATACGTGGTCCATCTTTTAACGGTTGATAGCCGTGTATAGTCATAAATGAGGCTTGGCGGTAACAATTAAGTCCAACGATAACGTATTGACCGTCACGTGTAAAAGCTTGACGAGCATTTAATAAACCTTCTGAATCACTCATTAGTGGTTTATTGCAGGCGAAACACCGTTCACCATTCCAAGTCTTTATAGTTTTCATACTCTATATCCTCTCTTTCGTTTTAAGTCTATCACGAATACACTTCTCTGTCAACCCCTTGAAACCAAAACACTACGTCATATATGGATAATCAGCATCCGATAGTTCGCCGCGCTTCTTATTTAAGCGTATGCCGCTGAGGTACGTATATGGGGTGAAACACGTAATATGGGAGAGGCTTAATAGCCTTTCCTATTTTATTTGCGATAGCTAAGTTAGTTACCGGCTGCTTGAAGGGCGATTGTGACGTCAGAGCGGACAACGGGTACGAAAAAGATAGTAACTTGGTAACTGTTGAACTACGCCTAAACGCTCAGCTTCGCCGCTTTTGCCTTCGGCTCACGGCTCAGCTGAACGGCACGTTAGTGAGGCTACGAAGTAGCCGAAGCAAAGGAGCTAGTATGCAAGAATGCTACTGTTTACAATGCATATGTGATAGGCATCTAGCGGCTATACGGAAAGAAGGCTATCGTAAGTAACAACTGCGTTATATTGATCTATTAAACGAATATACGCTATCTATTATCGTGTAGGCGGCTTATGCAAGAGAATATGGACACTACACAACCTATCGTCGTTCATCCGATGAACCGTGGTGGTAGACCATTAGGCACTACTAATCTTCACAGTAAGCACCCTAGCGGTATTGCAGTACGCTTGCGCATGGCCGGTATAGACTGGGTAATAGACCTAGCGTCAGCTATCAAATCGAATAACGAAACACGTATTAACATGTGGTTGAAGCTACTGCCCTATCTCGTGGTAACGCAAGGTCATCGCCGTGTTAAGAGATTTAAAGGCAAAGCCAGCCGTGCCGCCGTACAAGCGTTAGAAGAACTGGAGGGACGTTAACAATGTATTACAATAGCTTAGGCTGGCGTGCCTGGCGACAGTCGCACTGGTGGCCTACAGATGGTCTCGCTAATGCCTTAGTATGGCTAGGTAATCTATTCAGGCGTTCGCTTGTCCATCTCGCTATAGTACGTCGCTACAGAGATGCTAATGGACATTACGTAGGTGAGCTGTACAAGTATGACACATTCGCTGGCGTAGGCTGTTATAGCATGATAGGCTGCTCGCTAGACGCTTTCCCGCTAGAGCTAGGGAGCCTATCGCTAGGCGATGAACCAAGCGCGCTTGATTTGCGGCATGACTTCCTAGCCCCAATGGCTGCTAATACGCTACGCGTGGGAGCGGCTACGCCTGAAGACAATGAACGCATTAAGCGTACTATTGCACGCATTCCGCGTAAGAACATTCGGCTGGTGATACAGAACAAATTCATCGAACATGTGCTTGAGCGTAAGCTGGCATGAACGAGCACATTGATTGTGGCTGTATAACATGTAGAATAGCTATTGCCGCTGCTATCAATGAGATAGTCCCCCTAACACCGAAACAATATTTTCATCTTCTAACGAGTGGAGAGTTAGCGCTATCATGAGCGACAGTACGCAGTCTAGTTTTAATACCGATCCGCAGCTACTCCTAGAGAGCGGACCAATACTACTGCGTGACTTCAATCCTCGTGGTGTGTTGCGCTTTACCGGCCGGAAGTGTATAAGCTGTAGCAATGAGATCATGGACCATTGGCTGCGGCCGAATGATGATCCAGACTTGCGCGGTGAGTACTGGTGCACGAAAGACGGCGACACATTTAGTCAAGGCATATCAGATTGCACGGTGGATATTCCAGAGGGATTCGGGCAGTGATAGTTTATAGTTTACAGTAAAGCTTATCCTTTATTCGGTATAAAACGTGTTTATCCTAGTAAAAGGATAATCTAATAGGCAGGCAAAGCCTGCTCGGGGAGATAAATAACATGAGTGACACAACTAACGCAGTCGCAGGACAACAAGTACAGCCAACGAAGCAGGCTACGCTTAAAGACATCGAGGCCGTCCGTGACCTCTTTGCCCGTTCGCATGATTATATCGCGCAGGCAAGCCATCCTGGTCATTTAGGCGCGAAGGTAGCAGAGGTGCTGAACTTTCTAGCGTTTCAGTACAATGACTTCAAGACGCGAGCCGAGAACTTAGCGAAGCAGCTTGAAGCAGAAGCCAAAGCTGAATTGAGCAAGGTGGATGTCGAAGCGGCTAAAGCAGCGGTGGATGCTGTTATCGTAGAACAACCGAAAGCCTAGGTGACTGATGCTGAGAAAGCAATCGAAGCGTCCTGGCAGATAGGGCGGCTCTATGTTCACCTGAATGCTTCACAGCGAAAGATATACGAAGCATTCAAGATAAGCACCGCGAAGAATTCTAAATTCGTAGTGAATTGCAGCCGCAAGATCGGGAAAAGTGTATTAGGCTTGTTTCTAGGCACAGAGATCTGTATTCAAACGAAGAATGCTCTTGTGGCATTCATAGCTCCTACGGTGGATGATGTCCAAGAATACGTGCGCCAGTTGTATGACGTGGTGTTCGCTACATGCCCAGAGCATCTAAAGCCCAGGCTTGGCAAGACGCAGATTAAGTTTCCAAATGGCTCGAAGATACTCTTTAGAGGTGTCGGTAAGGGCGTGGGCACTAGCTACAACAATCTTCGTTCCTTTGCATTTGATCTTATAGTATTGGACGAGGCTGGCTTTTCGGCCAATCTAGACGAAATCGTGGATGGTGCATTAGTGAGCACGTTAATCCCCCGAAACGGGAACATGCTTCTGTTGTCCACACCCCCCGTCACGCCTGACCACGCGTTTAAGCAATATTGCGATCAAGCGGAAATAGACGGGGCCTATATGAAGCTCACCATACGAGACTCGCATTACTCGTTGGAGAGACAGGAGAAGTTCATCAAAGACTTGGGGGGAATCACTTCTCACAAGGTACGGCGCGAGTTCTTCTGCGAATTCGTAATCGATACGGATTTTCAACTCTGTCCCGAATGGAAACCAGAGTATGAGCGTGAGTTGCCCAAAACGGACAACTTCAAATGGTGGTTCAAATACGATGCCTTGGATCAAGGTTGGACAGATAATTCTGTTTGTGGCTTCGCTAGTGTTGAGTGGGTGGGCGGTAAGTCAGTTATAGTGCTTCGTGATGAAGTATGTATGAAGAGTCCCGAGCAAACCACTGATCTTTTGGCTGAGCGAATTCTTGCGAAGGAAAAGGAAGTGTTCGCAGATGCGGAAATTAAGAAGCGAATAGCAGACAATAATACGCCCTCTCTTTTACAAGACTTTAATCTGCGTCATCATCTTTACTTTTCTCCTGTAGAGAGTAAGACCTATCTCGATGTCATGGTGTCAGATGTACGGGAGCTTGTAAAAGAGGGCCGCGTGTATGTAAGTCTCAGGTGCGTACAAACACTTGGCTGTCTCAAGAATGGGGTATGGACAAAGACAAAAGGCGGTGCGCGTGGTAAAGAATTCTCTCGGTCAAAAACTTTTGGACATTATGATGGCTTCGCGATGCTCATGTACCTTGTGCGAAGCGTTGACCTCCTTACTAATCCGCTCCCACCCGCATTTAGGCATAATGAAGAGAACACATTCATCCCGAAAAAGCTCTTGGAAGGTGACAGTGCAAAAACGGCTGAAATAGTGAGCGCAGGTTTGGACGAGGCCATGAATCAAACGTTTAACTATAAGGACCACGATAGGCAGTATGATGACTAGCGATAATCCTTATTGAAAGGATGGGTATGAAAGATATATTTTTAATCATCGTAGATCTTGTTATTTTATGGCGTTTTATTTCTTTTTGGCTCGGCGATGAGTTTAATGTATGAGTAGCGATAGCCCATACTGTGCGAAGATAAAACGCGGGGACCATACAGCGGAAGACTTTGCCGCTTTTCTTCATCATCTTGATGGATGCAAGGATTGTTGTAGACGAATATATAGTCGTATAGTAATCGAATTTGCGCAAAAAAAGAAACAGGGAGATATATGATTGAAGTTTATTGTAATTGCCCCTATTGTAAGGGTAGCCCTGTCGAAGCTTTTGTAACGAATCCATTTTTTTGGTGCCATACTTGTGATAAAGGATTTGGGCCAGAACACCTTTTAGGAGCAAAATAATATGGCGTCTGGAAGCATGAATTCAAAGACATTCGGCAGTGAACCCGATCAATATTTTGCCACACTACCGATAGAAGATTTGCTTCAAGAACTAGAAAGAAAAGTTAATGATTATCAGGATTACGTGCTCCGTACTGGCAAACTAACCGTTTGGCGGACCAACTGGGAAATGTGGATGCGTTCGGAAATGAAGATTGGTATACGCTTTGGGGGAGATCGTGGACAATACAAACTCATCGAATCAAATATTTATCGTTCAATCGTCACCGGTTTGGTCAGCACACTCGCAAACCAGCGGCCTAGTTTTCAACCAGAAGCAATCAATGATGATCATAAGTCAATGTCTCAGGATATCATCTTTGATTCTGTAAGCAACTACTATCTGAAAGTGAAGCACATGGAAGACGCCTACAAGATGGGCTTGACATATGGCCTCGTCACAGGCGAAGGCTGGCTGTTTGAGAAGTGGAATGCCGACATCGGTGAAGTGACAGATACAGTGCGAGATAAAACCGGTAAAGAAGTACCGATAAAAGAAGGGGATGCACAATTTGCTGTTCTTGGCCCGATGGATGTTATCCGTGACTATACGCGCATGGACACGAATAATGATTGGTATATTGTTCGCGAGTACCTCAATAAATGGGATATCATAGCCCAGCGGCCAGATTTGTTAGATGAATTGAAGGGCTACAGTATACCCACCACACTTCAACGTTTCCGTTTCGGTCACATTGTTGATGCTCAGACATCCAATTCTGATTTGATTCCTGTTTATACATTTATCCACCGGAAGACAGCAGCCTGCCCAGCTGGGCGCATTACACAATATATCGATGCAGATACGTGGATACTTGATACCGCCCTTCCATATGACGAGATTCCGCTCTACCCGATGTTGCCAGATCAAACCCTCTTCAACAATTTTGGCG